GGTGGTGTTGCATCATTCGCATTTACTGGTGGAAGAGCACAGTTAGGAACTGATATAGTTGCACATGAAGATGGTATATTATCTCAGTCATTGTTCAATAAGAACGTTGATATCTTAAATGTACTTGTACTACAGTCAAATGAAGAAGGATACAACCAAGTTGATACTGCTGGTGCAGGACAATGGGGTGGTACATCATATCAGAACTCAATCAATACTGGTGGTTCAGTTGAACCTATTGTCTTAAGTGCATTAACAGGAGATGAGTTCTACTTACCACTTAAGTTTGCTCCAGTCAAAGCAAATGGCGATCCATACTTTGGAACTCTCGATTACATTATAATTGACAGTGCAGTCGTTGGTACAGGATCATCAGCAACAGGTCATCCTGAGATTCTACAGATTACAGAACTCACAAGGATCAACGAAGCACCATACTATATCAAGGTCAAGAGACGTCCATTCGGTGCATTTGGTGGTGTATTAGAAAATCACGTTGATACTACACCAATATACAAAGTTAATGTACAGTTTGATGCTACATGGACAGAGCAAGCACTTGATAGCGATACCAGTGCAACTGACCCAGTATATCTTTCAGAGTTTGGTGGTAATCTAACAAGCAATGATTACATCATTGTTGACAGAAATGATTCACCAAAAGTTCCAGAATATATCAAGGTTATTACATCTCTCGCAGAGCAACAGCAGAAGTTTAGAGTATCTAATTGTGCTGATCCAGACTTAGATGTATTCGTAGTTAACTCTGTAACTGGTGAGGTACAGATTGGTAATCCAGCTATACCTGGCTCAGTCTTAACACTTAACTCATCTCTTGCAATAGATGGTGGATGTGGAACGATAGGTGCTATTGAATTTATAGGTGACGCAGCAGCTGGAACAAATGTAATTACAAATGTAAATGTTACATCTGCTGGTAAGACACTTGCTGATATTAAGAAAGGAGATGTTCTTTCTGTTGTTACAGACTCATCACCTCTCAAGATATTCCAAGATACTGCTGTTGACTTTGTATTTGGTGGTTCTATATACCTATCAACAAATATAATTGGTTCTGCATCAGTAACTGGAACTACATTCAAGGTAAGCAGGAACGAGAACATATCATCAACTGATGGTGGTGGTAATCAAACATTCAAAGTTGACACATGCTCAGGTACAACAACAGTTGGTACACATGCTGGTAGATTTGATATTAGTCTAGCATGGTCTAATAATCCTGGCATACTTATAAATGCTAACTTACCAACACCAATCAATGCAGCAGACATCATAGCATATGGTTATTATGCAGATCCACAATCCATACAGGGTAATGGTCCTAATACAACTATCATATCAACTGGTGCTGGTGGTAACGCAAATCAAATATCACTTGCTGTTCAGTCTCTTGGAGAAGGAAGTGGTAAGTTTACTACAGGTGATCTAATTGGTGTAGGTCCTCTATCAGCATTCACAGGTGCTGGTCAACTTGAAATGATGACCATTGTTAGTGTTGATGATGCAACTAAGACTATAGTAGCAACTAGAGCTCAAGAAGGCACAGTCAACATGACTCATGGTGCTGCTGATGTTGTTAGAAGAATCATCAAACATGAGAGACAATCTCTCGTAACTGATGCTCAGATAAGACAAAGATTATCAGCAGGAGTTCCAACTGATTATGTTTCTGTAATTCTAGAAAGAGGATATATCTCACAACAAAAACTAGATTACAAACAGTGGTTGAGATTTAGTAATACATCTACTGGTGATGAGGTTCTAACAGTAGTCAACGGAAGACTATATGGTAAGACTCATAGTTCAGTCATGGACGAACAGGTCGGTGATGGTGCTAAGTCATACAGAAATGGTAGTCTTGAGGTAACTGATAACTTAACACTAGCGGGTGGTAACTTCACCATCTTTGATAGTGTCAAACAAACAAAACTATTCCACTTTGTTAATGATGACGGACATGCTGATCACTCAGGTCTATTAAGTTGGGATGCTGGTGTAATTTCAAGAGGAGATTTCTACTTATATCCTGCAACTTGCCCAGAAAACGTCGTTACAACTCTATCATGTGACCCATCGTTCTCAGTTGATAACTTAGGTAATGTAACTGCTCAGAAAACATTGACAGTTACAGGTGTTGCAACTCCAACTCCAACAACAGCAGATGTATTCTCAATACAGAATCTAGGTGTCAGCGGTGGTAGTGAATTTACTATCAAGCAAGATCGTTCAATTGATGCATATGGTTTACAAAATTATACTACAACAACTGGTGCAAGACATACAAGATACTTATCTGGAACATCACCAGAGGCAGATCTACAGTTGATCGCTAACATTGTGTATATGGTGAACGTACAGGCAACACAAACATTAATTGTTACATTGCCAGCAGCACCAAATACAGGTGATATTGTTAGAATGATTGATGTAGGTGGTAACTTGAGATATGATACAACATTAGTGATTAGAACTCCTGAGACTAGTGGAACACCAATACAAGGTGACTCAGTTGGAACACTATTTGGAGATAGATTAACTCCATATCCATCTGGTGAACTTGTAGTTCAGACTCCTAACGCAGGATTCGCATTAATATATCTTGGTGCACAAGATAGTAATGACCAAATCGGTATTCCAACTAGTGTACAAGGTTGGTGGTTAATGGAGGTATAATAAATGGCAAATTACAATAGACTGAAGGCACAGAAAGCCAGTCCTATTGGCACAATTATGCCATGGACTGGTAGTACGAGTCAGAGTGCTCTAGCTCCAGATGCTATACCAAAGGGTTGGATAGTATTAAATGGTGATCAATTAAAAGCAAAAGAATATCCTCTATTAGCACAAATATTAGGTAATGAATACGGTCCTTTTACAGAACCAGGTCAACCATTTGTTGGTATATCAAATTCATATCCAAACTATACCGATGATGATGTTTTTAATTTACCAACATTGAGTCAACAAGCATTGATAGATTTGGAAGGTAACCAGTTAAGTCCACAAGATCAAGCAGCTGTTGGAACATATATTTCTAATAATGGATATGAGGGAACTCAACCATTAACTAACGTATTATCCTACATTGATATAAATTTTTCTGTAGAGGTAGAAGGAGAATTATCTGGAAAAATTAGAGGATTATCATTTGAAGAACCATCATTCTTTGACACTGTTAGAACAATACCACGAAAATTAGGTATTGAGCATACTGCAGCACATACACATCCAAGACCACCAGGTGAGTTTTATCCATCAGTAGAAATTACTGGTACATTTGTAGGATTATTTGAAGCTGGAAGAGCTGACTACCAAGACAGTGAGTATGTTACTGTTGCTGATGCAGGATTAACAAGTGATGAACCAAGTGCAGATAGATTTGTTTCTGGAACAATTGCATGGACACCATATGACCCTAATTCTAGCACTCTTCCAGATATGAACAATTTTCGTCATTTTGGTGATGCTCCAGATTTAGTGCCAATTATTCCAACAACTGCTCGTAATGTTGCTCCCTATGGATTTACTGGTGGTGCTAGTGGATATCTGGATGATAACTCATGTATAAAAGAAATGCAACAGCAAGCAGTCACTGCTCCATTTCCACCACCTGGTTTGTACTTAGGATCAAAAAACTATTATACATCTGATCAAGTTCCATTGGCAAGGAGAAGTGATGGGTCAACACCACCACCAACTGATGAAGCAGATTATTACAATGTTCCTTCAGATGCAGCAGGAAGAGATTTTCCATATCCTACCACACTAAACCATAATGGTGATGCTTTTACAGCAAACTCAATGGGATCTCATCAACATTTTACGATTGATATATCAATGACTCAAGGACAGATGAATCTACCTAACACTATACTCATAAATAATATGACTACTGGTAACATACAACCAATAGATGTAGATAGAGGATTAAGTGTACAGGTTAATCCTAATACACCATCCTTAGTCGTACTGTATATCATCAGAGCATACTAATGGCAGTATTATATTCAAAAGAAAAAGGAAAACTGGGAACTCTTACTGGTTCTATCATAAACTGGTCTAAGCAGTTAACATCTTCAGATCCAGAAGATCCTGTTTTATATGAAACTCTTCCTGCTGGTTATTTAAGATGTGATGGTAAAGTTTATCAGGCAGAAGTATTTCCAGAACTTGCTACGATATTAGGCACAGGTGTAAATTGTAGATATAAAAAACCAGATACAACATTACTTGACAATCAATTTCAAGTTCCAGATCTTGGTGCTAAAAGCACTAGAGCATCTAACTCAGCAAACCTTGGAGATTATCAAGACACTTATCTGTTCAACGATGCTAATCAAGAAATAACTAAAGCTGGTGTAGGGTTAGAAGTACAAAGTAATATAGGATCAACATTTGAGGTACAATATCAAGGTAATTTTTTCTTACCATCACAAACTCTAGAGATTACGGGACAACCAGGTTTTGTGAGAGCTACTGGTAACTACACAGAGGAAACTGACGTTTTACATACAGCATTCCAACCACATGCTCACTTCCATGATGGTAAAAGATCAAGAATAAAAGCTGGTAATGGAAATGAATTTGGTTTATTTGGTAGAAACTCTAATATTAGTAAATCTACCTTGTGCATCATGCCATGGGCAAACAATACAGAACAACCACTATGTCAAGCAAGAGCAACAGTTCCTGCTGCTGCTGGTATAGTAAGAACTTATGAAGCTGGTTGTTTCCCATTCGGTGGTACTCAAAGAAGAACTTACTGGGGTGGTTGTTGGGGTGGTTGTCAATTTACAGAAACTAACCAGTGTTTAATACCAGCAGATATTCCACAAAGATATGGTGGTGATGGATTTGTAGGATCACAGGGAACTGGTGGTATGTCTAATGCTGTCGCAGAATATCTTGGAAATACAGTTGATACCAGTGGAGGTAGTGCAGCAGACTACTTACCTGGTGGTAGTATTGGACAAGGAACTCCTGGTGATGCAACTGGAAGAATACTACAGTTTGGATGTAGTTCTGGTGCTTCACCTGGCGGTGGTGGTCTAGGTATTGCAGGATCTCAAGCAGGATTTGCTGTTTGGGGTGGTGCAACTCAAACATCAGGAGGAAGTGCAGCTGGTGTAGCAGGAGATTGTGGAATAATTACATACAATGGAACGATATCATGTAGAGTTACTAATCAGTGTGGTATAGGTCCTGCATATTGTCGTTCAAATTTAGGTACTAATAATTATGTGCAACTTGCTGCAAACTATGCACCTAGCATAGTTCCAGAAGCAGAGCAAGTTCCTTTTGATTCTCAGGCAGACAATCCAGTATATCCTGCTTTAAATAATGTTATAGCTGATATTCAAGAAACTGGCAACGACTGTACACATAAACATTTCGTTCCTTTTAATCAAGACCCACATAATTTTCAAATAAAAACAAATCCAACATTTATTCCTGCTGGTGATATTACTTCTACCATAGAAATTAATGTAAATGAAGAAAATAAGGCAGATGGTTACATACAACCATTTCTAGTTCAAGAATTTTTAATTAAGTATTAAGATGGCAACATACAGGAATTCATTCTCAAATTATTTTTCTGACAAGACTGGTAACCATGCTCCTGTTGGATCAATTCTTCCTGTTTTTGCAGATGTCAACCTTGGGTCATTTGACCCAGAGTACACATATCCACAGCACTTATATTGTGATGGTAAGTCATTAAATATTCGTGACTATCCAGAGTTATATTCTATTATAGGAACTCAATATGGTGGATCGGTGTCAGTAAATAAAACTGCTAATACTCAGCCAGGTGGTTTGAGAAGATCATTTGTTTATAATAACAAAGTATTTTTTCAATTTTATTATGATCCTACAAACGATAAGGTAAATGTAAAAAGACCATATCCAGATAATACTTTACTCAGATTTCTTCAAGAATCAGGATCACTTGGATCATTTCCTTCCAATGAAGCATTTAATACAACAACATTTTATAGACTCAGAACACCAGAAGGAGCATACCAAACTTTTCTTGATGGTGATGTAGATGAAGGTATTAATTTAACAGAACTTAATTGGATAAATTCACAGGCACAAACAAACGAGTTCGCATATTTTATCCTACTCCCAGAAACTGTGGATATGTCAACATATAACGCAGCAGATTATACATGGGACTTCACCCAACCAATACTTCCACCAACACATCCTAAAATTGGGTTACAAAAAAGTTTTCAATTGAGAGATTATCCATATAATATTGGAACATTTAATCTACCAGACTATAGACAAAGAAAAATACTTGGATTTGGTACTGTCAACGGAGCAGGAACAGCAACACCAGAAAATGCAGTTAACAACTTTGTTGGACAGACTGGTGGACAATGGTATATTGCTAAAAATACAGTGATTGATAGTGGAGAGTTTTTTACTCTTGGTGATATAAAAACTACAGGATACAATACAATTACAGCAGACGTCCCTGCATATGCTATTGGTAGTGTTGATTATCAGATAGGACCTATACAAGATTATGTATTTCCATTTCCTCCAGAACATACACATAGAATGTTAACTGTAGAGGTTGATGAGACAAAACAAGCAGAATTAGGTGCAGCAGAAGTTGATAAGTATGCTGTAGCATATCTTAATAGTAGAGCAAATGTCAATTTATTTGAACCAGCTGGTGTTGGTGGACAGGCACTAGGTCACTCTCATGGTTTAATTGGTGAAGCATTACAGAACTCACTTACAGCAACATATGGCAATAGTGAAGGTATTGGTGATAGAGTTTCGTTTGATTCAACCGATCCTAACTATACGCAATATTTAATATCAGAATCACCAACTGTAGTTGTGACTTCAATGACATATGATACAGCAACTCAATTAATTACTGTTGATACAGACGGTGCACATGGATTTTCAGTTGGTGATATAGTCACTGTAAGTGGTGCATTGCCAGTGGCATATAGTGGTAATTTTACTATAGGATCTGATTCTTTCTCTAACATTTCGTTTACTGCAAGTCCAAGAGACGGTGAAACACCAGCATCATCCCCTGCTACAGGAAATATAACAGTAAAACTAGCAAATGGTTATTTTGTAGAGCAAGAATCTACTGCAAATCCAAAAGCATATGTTATTGATGGTAGTACATTGGTAGGTGGAAAACAAACAGAATTTGAAATACCTGGCAATGCTATCATAGTTAAAGACTTACAATATGTTGCACCAACTAGTGTAAACGTAGATGCACCGCCAGAATCAGACAATGTTGTTTTTGTTGAGATTAGTTTAGTTGCACCTGGCGGTGGTGGTGCTGACCAAGATACTGATGGACAAGATGGACAGAACTGCTCATGTTCATTTTTTGTTGATGGTACCTTCTATACTATAACTGCTGAGGGTGGTAAAGGAGGAAAATCTGGAAATAGTGGTGGTGCTGGTGGACAAGGTGGTAGTGTATCAGTTCCTGCTGCATTATTAAGTGATAGTAGATTTAGTATTAATATTACTAATGGTGATGCTGGAAATAGTGGTGGTATGACTGGAAATGGTCAAAATGATGTATATGGTGGTGGTGTTAATCAAGTAGAGGGTGTAGAACCTGGATCAACATCAACTGGTGGTACTGGAACATCTATTGCAAAATCACAAGTTAATAATGGAATATTTGAGCAACAATGGGAAACTAATGGATCATGGTCAGTTCCTGCAGCTGCAGAGAATGAACTCAGTAGAACCATAGAACTTACAATATCTGGTGGTGGCGGTGGATCAGGTAATGGAAATGCTAACTCTGATTGTGTAGGACAATGGCCAGGTTGGCCTTATACTTACAGTGGTAAGTTTCATCCAACTGAAGGAGCAGATAAAGATCATTGTGGTGGATATGCTGGTAGAGGTGAAAGAATATTTGGAAATACAGAGTTTACCTCTGGAACCATTAGTTGGCAGATTGGAAGTGGTGGTAATCCTGGTAAAAATGATAGATCAGGAAATAATGCTGCAGGAACAACTGGAGTCAACCCATTAACTGGTGTGGCATGGGGTCCTCCATTTACCAGTGGTGTTGGTACTGGAACAGAAAATTCTCAACCACATAGTAATGATCCAAGTAACCCCTTTGGAAGTCATTTCCAAGCAGGAGGAGGAAACGTAGGTGTACAAGGTGCGGGTGGTACAATATCTGGACAAGGTGCTCGTGGTGCATGGGGTAATGGTGGTACTGCTGGTTCTGGTGGTGGTGTTACTGGTGTATATTACAATGGAGTCTTACTCGCTGGTGCTGGCGGTGGAGGCGGTGGCGGTGGATCAGGTGGTGGTTTCAACGGTGGTAGCACATATGACGGTTGC